ACACCTTTTTCTAATTCAAATTTTTTTCTAACATGGTCCCAAATAAAACTATCATGGCACTCTACTAGTTTATATATGTCATCACTATTATACATTCTTACCATTTCTCTAGCAAAGTTATGTATTTCAGGATGTTTCATATTAAAACCTAAAAAACCACATTCGCTATATTGTCCACCTCTACCTAGATAGGTCATCATGCAATCTTCTTTATATAGTTTTTTAGCTACCACATCTTCAGGCATAGGGTGGTAAAATACACTATCTGCGTCAACACCCATGACAAAATCATAATCACTATATTGTTGTATAGCATGACAATAACCATAAACTTTATAACTAAATCTTACTGCGTCTTGTAAAAAGTCTTTTGCTGTTCTATGTTTGTTTCTTTCTACAAATTTTTTTAAATCTGGTATTGCGTCATACATACCATCATCTTCATTATAAACTGTATATGGCCATGACCAGTTATAAGTCGCTTCAAATCTATGAGCATATTCTTTATATAATTTATTATTCCAGGTAGTTATTGTAATTAGTTTCATAATGTCATACCATATACTTTCTTCCATACTGCAAAGTTAAGAGTACAAAATAATTCTTTTTGTGATTTAAGACCAGGACCAGCCTTATCAACACCCTTAGCGTTCTTTTTATGTTCTCTATTATTTAAATATCTATCTTCAACATCTGTCATATCATATTCAAAAATATCCATAAGTTCTTTATTGTTCAAAGTTTCTCTTATATAATCTTTTAAAACTCCGTTATCAGGTGCTGGTTGGTCAGTTCTACCAATTAATATTTCATCAGTAGGAAAACGCCAACCTGTTTTACTATGTTCTAAAATGTATTTAGGTAATAGACCTTGATATGCTTTCTTTTGTAAATACTTATGTTTGTTTTTTGGTTTCTTAGCAAAATCTATATCAGTTTTTAGTTCACTTGGCAAGGCTCTAACATAATCTCTTAATCTTTTATTTAAAATAGGAAATCTACCTTCCATACTAAACGCCATACCTAACTTATCGTTTCTAACTAAAAAATCTTCAGCTAAGGCATTTAAACTCTCTACATATAAAAAGTCATTTAATTTATCTTTATTTAATATTTGTTTTATAGGTAACCACTCAAATAGATATGCCATTTGGTCATCTAAGCTACATTCTAATTCTGGATTTTTTAAAGGTCTATTGTTAATTCTTAACATCTTTAATTTACCACGCCAGTCGGGGTCTTTATGATGTTTATAACCTGCAAACAATTCATCACCACCATCACCTGCAAGTGTAACAGTTATATCGTGTGATGATATAAACTTATTCATATTATAATAAGTAGGAAAACTTTTACCTTGTCTTGGTTCTTCTAACGCATAAAAGGTATCTTCTAATGCGTCAACATAATCTTGTTGTGTTTGATAGAGCATATTGTTTTCAATACCCCATTCATCACAAATTCTTTTTGCAATCTCACTATCTTGATTTAATTTAGATTTAGGGTCTGTTGTAGCAAAACTAGATGTAAATGTTCTAGGTCTTACGCCTAACTCTTTCATCTCATAAAGTATTGAAGTTGAATCTAAACCACCTGAAAGAAATAGGCCTATGTTTCTACGACCCATTAAGGTTTGTTTGACAGAATAATTATGTTTTAGTTGTACATTTCTTTTAACATGGTTTATATCTAAATTATCAACTTGTGGTAAATTATAATCAAGTAAATTATGACTATGACCATTTACTAATACTTGACCTGGCACTAACTTTTTAATACCTTCAAACATGGTGAGATAACCTGGATTGTAACCTTGATTATAATACAGACTTAATGCTTTTTTACAAACTCGTCTTTCAAAGCCACATTCTAATAAACTTTTTATCTCACTAGAAAAATAAAGCTTATCTTTTAAATAACCATAGTATAATGGTTTTGTTCCGTTTGTATCTCTTGCTAAAATTAATTCTTTAGTGGTCTTATTATAAAATGCAAGAGCAAACATACCATCACACTTCTTTAAAAACTCCCAGCCTTCTTTCTTTAAGCCTTTTGCTAATGTTTCTGTATCTGTTTTAGGATTATGTGATAGGTCTTTATAATTATATATTTCACCATTATAAACTAGAACACAATCCTCATAATGATAAGGTTGTTTTCCTTCTTCTACTTGTCCTACAATTGATAGTAAATTATGACCTAGTGTAATATAATCATCTTCAAATATGCCGTTACCGTCAGGACCTCTATGATGAGCAGCCTTAACCATTTTCACCATTAATTCAGGTTTTACATCAACTATACCGTGAATTGCACACATATTAATCCTTAATAAAAATAGTTTCTTTTTTAAAACTATCTACTTCACGATAGCCTAAATCACCTAATATATTTTTACATATAACTTTATATTCTTTTTCTTTTTCATCTCTAGTCGGTAGCTCTATACAAATAACTGGACTATGTTCTTCTAGTATTTTTTTTGCACCAAGTAAAACTTCTTTCTCATGTTCTTGTACATCTATCTTAATTAAACCAACTTTACCTGCATATTTTGGCATGAGTTCATGGTAGTAACTGTCTAAAGGAACCATGTCAACATAATCTATAACTCTTGCCTTTTTACCAATTGGTTTTATTCTCATATCACCACATGAGCTACTTGTATTATATAGTTCTACATTCTCAGCCTCAATATTTGATATAGCAACTTGTTCTAATTGATAATTTTTTATGCCTTCTAAATTTTTATGACAGCACTCCCAATTTTCTCTACCAGGTTCAAATGCCCAAACAAATCTAAATTTACTACATAACTCTTTTGTCCAAAAACCTACATTTGCACCAATGTCAATAGCAATATCCCATTCTTTAACTTTATTTAAGGCGAAATCTCTTTGTAGTTGTTGATAAGACCATTTATTATTATATTGAAGCATAACATTTTCATAATGTCTATCCCAATCAGGAATATGCCAATCATTTAATAATTTCATACACTCTCTCCCATTGTTTAGTTATAATTTCAGGCGTGAAATTATTTTTTACAAACTTTTGACCTTCTTCAACTTTTTGTTTTACTTCTTTAGGATTATTCATTGCCCATTTTATACCCTCATTTATATCACCACACCATATAAATCTTTGTAATAATAACCAACTAGGTATTTTTGCATTTGTAATAACTAATCTACCTTGTCTTAATGCGTCAACTGGTCTATTATGTCCTTTATACATTGTCATTTCATGGTCATTATTTACAGGCAATAAAACAATATCTGATTGTCTTACTATTTCACCTTGTATTTTATATGACCATTTAATAGGTCCCTCGTTTGTTATTATTTGTAAATTTACATTTTTTAAATCTATGTTTGACCAATTAATTTGTTTTAAGTTACCTGCACTACCATAATAAACTGCATTTAATCTGGCAGGATTAGGTTCAAACTTTACAGGCTCCTCATCTCTTTCAGTAGGGTCAGGTATTACATACACAGGTTTATTTGTTTTTGATTCTATTAATTCTTTTAATTTAAAACAAGTTGTTGTTATAGCTGTAGCGTGTTCATTTGTATTAGACCAAAGTTTTTCTAACATAGGCCATTTGTTATCGCAAATATCATGTATGTATCTAATATTGTTATTTTTTAAACTCTCAACATCTTTTTCAGTATGTATTCTACCTAAAACAACCATATCGTTATTAAATGCCTGACCTATATTATCAATACATTTACCAACAAGTCTGGCCCTTGACCTATATGAGTAAGGTTCTTGTTTACCTTTTCTATCTGGTGTATAAAATTTTAACATAGTAATGTATTAAATATACTTTTCATCATTCTATCAAAACCTGTTTCTCTTTCTTTTGATGTCATGTTTATTTCTGGTTTACTTAAATGGTCTGCAACAGTACAAATTGATAATGCGTCTTTATTAAACTTATGTGCTAAAGCATATAGAATATGAGTTTCCATTTCAACTGCAAGTGTGCCTAGTTTTTGTTGTTCTTTCCACCAGTTTTCATTTGGATTATAAAACCAATCACTTGATATAATAGGACCTGCATATGCTATAGATGAATATAACTCCATATATCTTCTTAACAAATGCTCTGTAGCTGATGGACAAAATGTGCCACTAAAAAAATTACTTGTCATTGCATTATCTGTATGTGCTGAAGTGGCTACAACTATATCACCGACATTTATATCTTCACGAATACCACCACAACTACCTACTCTAATAATAGTTTGTACATCATAGATATTATAGAGTTCATGTATATAGATTGCATTGGAAGCCATTCCCATACCACCTCCTTGAACGGAAACACGCCTTCTCTCATCATTCCAATGTAAGTAACCAGTAAACCCTAACATATTTCTTACAGAGTTTACTTGTTTTACTTCATCTAAATATGTGTCTGCAATCCACTTTGCTCTTAATGGGTCGCCTGGTAATAATACTATGTCTGAATAATCACCTTTTTTAGCTTCTATGTGTGGCGTCATAAATGTCCTTCCAACTTTTTACTCTTGGTCCTGTCCAACCCTCACGGTTATAGGGCCAATCCATTAAATAAGTTTTTAATCCTACTTCTTGTCCGTCTTTTGCATAATCAATTCTATCTTCAATCCACATATAATTAGTGCCTGAATATTTTGATTGTAGTATTTCTTTTTTAGGTTTTCTAAAATCACCTGCACAATATATCTCATCAAATACATCACCAAAAAGATGTTGTAAATTAATCTTTCTTAATCTATGAGCATACTTGTCTTTACCTATCATAGTAACAACATCAAATCTCCAACCCTCTCTCGCAAGTCTTGTTACATATTCAACACTATCTTTATAAGCTGGAATATATCCTAATGCACCAGTTTGATTAAACTCATGCACTTTTTCTAGTGCTTCGTTTTCTGGTATGCCGTATCGTTTTGCTTGGGAAAAATGGTGGTCTGTATTTGGTAATCTAAAATAACCTTGTTCTCTCATCCAGACATCAAAAGCAAATGCCCAATCTAAAAGAACACCATCACAATCAGTTATTATTTTTTTCATAATCTATCAATAATCTCCTAATTTCAGGCCATGTGCCTAAATCAATATAGTCCTCAACTTCAATTACTTTACTACCAAATATTGGTGTTTGTGTGATTTCATTTATTGTATGTTTTTGTTTAAGTGTAGATTTTTCCATAAAATTTATACACTCAAAAAAGTTTCTTCTTCTAAATGCAAAGGCGCACCAAAATGAATTGTAATATTCAACCCTATCTGTTGGTTTATCTTCATACTCTACTACATTACCCTCTTTATTAACATAGATTGCACCTTTTGTTTTTAATACATCTCTGTTTTCTTCTCTTTTAACTAAAAAACTAAAACCAGTTTCTTCTAATGCCTCTGTCACCAATGTATATAAATCTTTACCTGGTTGTAACTTCATTATCGTATCTGGCAGTAACACTAGATTGTGTTCACCAAATACATGATAGGCACTTTTAATTGCACCTGTATATTCTTTTTCACTAGGGTTTTGAAATACAAATGTTATGTTGTATCTGTCTTTATATTTAGCTAGATATTTAATTAAATCTGTTTTATCTTCATTGATAACAACCACAAACTCTACTTGATTTCTACCATAGTCTTTAAAAAAATTAAAACAATTATCAATTAAGGCACTATCACTATCTAATCTTAATATTTCTTTAGGGTATGGTAGATTTAATCTTGTGCCTCTTCCTGCTGATGGTAAAATAACTGTTAATTTCATATGCAAAATCTTTTTAACACCTCTAATTTTTTTTCATGTGACCATACTGTAGCAGTTCTAGCCGTAATCCAAAATGCGTATTCAGGCAATGTTGTTTCTATACCATATTTATCTTTAATCTGGTGTTCGCATTTTTCTAATTCTTGTGGTAAGTTTTCCATTTGCCACATATTCATTTCATGGTCTGTATCTGGTGGATTTTTTAACATTATAACTGCTTGGTCTACGACTTTCTTTGCAGCTTCAGGTGTAAATATAGCGCCTGATACACCACCTAAACCAGTTGTTGTTTTAGGTTTAGGTCTTTGTATTCGCCATTGACCTTTTATTTTTGTAGGTAATGTCATTTCTCTGACAGGCAAACAATTAATTTGAGTTTCTAAAATATTTTGTTGGTAAAGATAAGGTAAATATAACCACCTTAATAGATAAAAATGATTTCTTGTGGGATTTTCTGGAAACCATTCTGTAATATCATTGAAATCAACCATGTGGTCGACACATTTTTGTTTTGCTTCATCTGTTGGATTATATAATGCTATATGTCTTCTTAATTCTGGATAGATTTTACTGGTTTGTTTTTCCCATAGGTCAAAATAGAGGTCAAAATATTTTGGGTCAGCTGCACAATATAATATCATCTTGGTATCTCTGTATGTGGTATGTGTAGTTTACTTCTTATCTTTGCCTTGTCTTCTCTATCTGTAACATAGTAGCCTTCTATATGAGTATAATTATTTAGTCTTGCCCAATATACCCTTTTATTACCAGTTTGAACATATAAACCTGGTTTTACATTACCATCTTCTAAAAGATGTTGAGGTGTTTTACCTCTTTTTAATCTTTCTTGTACCCAATCTTCCGTATGAGGTGATACTGTGATAGGATAAATCATACCATGTTTATTAAAACTTTCCCAATAATTAAATTCATTCATTCTATCTTCTAGCCAATTATTTGGTGGCATAAGAATTAAATCTTTTAAATCTAATTCTCTTAAATCGTTATAGATACTATCAACTTTTTCTTTTGCTCTTAAAATTTTCATAACCAACTTTCTGTATAAAATAACTATCTGCAATATCTGATATAGGATTACCTACTTTATCTGTATCAAATATCTTTTTCAAGTCAAGTTTAGTTTCTTTTTTAAATGCCTCATACATCATATCTTTGTCTGCGTTACCTTTTCCTGTAGCACCTTTTTTAACAACACTTGGTACAACGGTTTGATAAGGGTAATTTTTTTCTTGTAATCTGTATTTGAGTATGCCACAATTTTCAGCGATTTGAAAAAGACCTTGGCCTTTAGAACCAAATGAATAGCCTTCAATAAAAATTTGTGGATTATAAGTTTGAAAGATAATGTCAATGACAAAATCTGAAATATTTTTAAATCTTTGTATAGGGTCAGTCCACTCTTTATGTTCATAACCAATTATATCCTCACTTTGTTGGCCTACCCATTTTTTTTTAGTGGTCAAGTAGTAAAACATTAAGTTACCATTGTTCACACAAACGGCAGGACTTGTTAAACTATAATCAATCCCAATTATCGTCTTCGTCTTTGTTGACCCACTCAACTTCATCTTCTTCATTTTCTACCTCGTATCCACAAAATGGGCAAGTAAGAGGTTCTAAATCTTGCTCTTCACTATCCCACGCTACGGTATATTTAGTTTCGCAATTGGAGCAGGTCTTTGTAGCTTTGTTATCCATTATAATTTAAATTTTTTAAATTGGTCTTTCTTAACATCTTGTTTAACACCACCAATCACATAACTTTCTATCTCTGTTTCTTGTGGTGCATTTTGAGTA